ACCTACAGAAAGGAGCTAAATAATGCCTGTTAATGATACTGGTCGCAAATATTTCACAGATGTTGTTAAAGGTGTAAATACCTTTGAGAACTCTAATGCAATGCAATACAACTTTACAACTATCACCCCAGCTATTGCAGCTACTACTGTAGAGCCTATGGGTATCCCTTTGATCTACAACGAGACAGCCGGTGAATGGCAGATCGTAGCAGATACCAATATCGCTGAACTAGGTGGAAGTGGCTCAGGCCTTCCTAACGATGGCTTTGTAGCTATCATCGTTGGTACTGCTTTTGGTGCTGGTTTCAACAACAAAGATGTTGACCTAGCAACTGAGGACGTAACTGTTCTATTCCGTGGCGCTAATAATACAGGTGTTGTTCGTGATGGTATCGACTTCACCCTAGCTACCCTTAGCGCACCAAACCAAGCAAACTATGAGAAAGCTCTTGAAGCAGTTGGCATCATGGTTATCGACAACGCTGAAGTTGTTAGCCCAACTTACACATCTTAATACAGGGAGTGAAGATATATGACTGTTAAGATTAATCAAAGCAACGTAGAGTTTGATAAGGCTCTTAGCCATTCAAATGAGAACTCTTTTGAGTTGCAAGACGTTACCCCTATTGTTGAGCGCCAAGAAGTTGCTCCCGGTCTTTTGACTGCCCTATTGGGTGGTACTACTAACCAAGTTATGCTTGAGACAAGCACTTTCAAGTATGATGAGTTAGAGCACACTGTTCAGTTACCTGATGGTAAGCGTTATGATGAGTTCGGTAAAGACCTTCAAAAAGACAAGCCTCGTCAGTTAATCTATGAGGTAGGTAGCTTCGGTATCCGTTCTAACGTAGCTCCAAAAGACTACGCTAACCGTAGAATCCCGGGCTCTCCTGACCAGTTGATGGATGAAGCATACCTTGTTTCTCAGATGAATGCTAAGAGTCAGAAAGCATGGCAGCTGTTCGATGAACTATCTTTTGCTCAATTGCTGACAACTGATACGAACATCACCCGTGGTGGTCCAATGCCAGAGGATAACTTCTACACTGACATCGTTGGTAGTGCACGTCCTGCTAAGATCAACATGGATCTTGACAATAACACTATTGATCACTTCCAATCATTCGCTGAACAGCTTGACTTCCTAGAGCAAGATGTTGAGAAGACAATGAACACAATGTCTATGCCTGTTGTTCTTTGCGGTAAAGACTTCTTCAACCAACGTCTTCTAGTTGAGAAGCAACAAGGTGGAGCTGGCTCACTAACACTGAACCGTGAAATGCGTGGTGGTCTAGACCTAGCATCTATGGGTGTTCCTGAGTCTAGCTTCGGTTCTGGTTCTGGTCGTTTCAACTACCAGTACTTCGATTCCCACGATGGTCTACGCTACATCCGTTACAGTGCCTCTATCGCTGGTACTAAGTTGATCGCTGATGCTGATGCTTACATGATCCCAGTTGGTGCTGAGACATTCATGAAGCAAGTATTTGCTCCAGCTCAGACTCGTCAGTACGTTAACACTACTGCACAAACTGCATACGGTTGGTCTAAAGAAGATGACCGTAACGGTGTTACTCTATGGACTGAGAAGAATGTTCTACCAATGATGGTGAACCCACAGCTAGTTCGTCACCTAACTACTGCTTAAGAGTTAGTGAACTAACAGCCGCCCTCCGGGGCGGCATTTTTGTTTAAAAAGAATTCTAATAAGGAGCCATTATGGCAGTAATAGATAGAGCACAACTTCTAGCCGATGCTAAGGTCTTCCTTCCTGATGGTAACGTCCTCACTGATACTGAGATGATGATGATCATTGACAATGTTGTTGATTATCAAATCCCAGCTGATGACGATATCTATTACAGTGAGGCTCTTTGTAAAACATTGAAATCAGTTGCACTACTCAACAAGTCGAAGTATGCAGTTGACGAACAGAACATAAAGAGAGAAAAGGTTGGCGGCGTAGAGAAAGAGAATTACGGCGAACTCAGTAGAGTAGCTTGGGATGATTATATAAAGTCTTTAGCAGATATCTGCCCTCTTTTACCGGGCGGGGGGTATAGCCCTAGTAAAGCTATTGGTGTGAAGATTAACCCAAGTAAGAAATTCACTGTTAGTGATTGTACGTGCCCATCTGATTTATTCCTATAATAGTTCTTTCCTTTTGGAGGAATAATGAGCGATACTTTACCAGACATCAAGCTAAGCAATACTACTTTCTCTGATGTCAATACCCTGACGGGTTTGGCTGTAGGTACAGCCTTAGTTATCTCAAATAAATCTACATCACCTATTCTACTACAAATCTCAGCCACTGAGCCATCTCCAACATCCCGTAATGGGGAGATATTAAGCATCTCTCCTAATAGTACATCTGTTAAGATCGTGACTGCAGGTGAGAACACCGTATGGGCTAAGTCTCTGAGACACACCGATGCCCCTCTAAGCGTACAGGACAATACATAATGCCTATCTTACCTCCAGATACTGGTGGGTCAGGTAATGGTTCTGACTCAACAGCTATACGAGAAGTTATCTTCACAGGAAGAAGCACAGCAGCTTCACAAAACCCAGTAGTACTTGACACACCTATTCAAGTAGAGTTTGGTGTTGCTCAGGGCGGTGTTAATGATCCGTTACAGATAGACGCAGCAGGCAACATAACCTGTAACGAGGACGGAACGTATTACTTCACAATAACACTACAAGCGGGTAGAACAGGATCGGCTGGGGTCTCGTTCTTATACGGAAGATTACTTGTAGATGGGTTTCAGCCAGCATCCTCCGTCCTAGTTGAACTAGATGATGCTAATGTAATCATCCCGATGCAGTTTGACGTAGTTGTTCCTTTGACAGTTGGTCAAGTTGTTACTGTTGAGATCTATAGGGATTCAGCTGGTAATAACTCAGGGGGGATTGCCCAAGGTGTTCCTACTATAGGGACTTGGAATAACGCCTCATGTGCAAGTCTAACAACAAGCCGCCTTGTACCTGCAGCAGCAGAAATCCCAGAGCCAGCTCCCCAAAGAAGTAATAAAGTTCTTGTTAAGACGAAGGGTGATTTCCCCCTCCCGATAGGTGGAGTGATTACCTTAGTTGATAATACAGATTACGAGATCAACGGAACGATTGACTTAGTTACCGACCGTATCGAGCTTACAGGTTCAAACAACGTATATGGTCTTAACCCAGAACTCGATATCCTGATCACCAATAATGCTACAGCTCTTATCCGTGGTAGAGATGCAGGATTTATAGGTAATAATTGTACGTTTGTTAATATCGGTGGGAACATCTTTGACTTAGAGGATACCGCTGGGAATGAGGGAACTAATAGCTTCTTCCTCTCGGAGTGTGTTCTAACCAACTCACCAGCTATTGGTAGATTCCAAGACCTATTGATCGTCAACTTCGATAAAAATGCTCTAAGGAATATGGCCACAGGTGCTTCTTTCGAGGGCACAGCTAATGAGGCTATGCGAATAACTGGGAACATCCTAGAGAGCACTACTACAGGGACTGTGGTTGATCTTGGAACATCAGTTTTCGGAGCTATGTCAATAGATCACAACTTCATTCAAGCTTCTCCGGGACTTGTCCTTATTGATGGATTGCCAAGCAGTGGAAACATAGCACTTGGTGGGCAGGGGGTAATACAATCGAATACAACCTTCGGTGGAAACCTCCCAACCATTAATAATATTTCCTACAAGGATGCCCGTTGGAATTGGGGGCTTAATAATAATGTTCCTGATAGTGCAGCTATAGGCTCTCTATACATGGAAAATAACACCGTGGAGACAACCTTCTCCGGTGTAAGTATTCCAACTAAAGTTCTCGGGACGACAGTTGCAGGTGAGAATATCCAACGCTTCACTATGCCGGGTAATAATACACTTAGGTATGTCGGTAATAAGTTCTTTGATGGTACGGTTACCTACTCAGCGAGTGTTAAACGTTCTAGTGGGTCTGGTAACAGGTTGATCAAGTTAACGGTCTACAAGAATGGATCTCCTCTGGCAGGGGCCTCTCAAATACTAGAGGTTACCACGAGAGAGGTTCCTGTAACTATTCTTGCTAATACTAACATCCAACCTAACGATGAGTTTGAGTTGTGGATCTCCAACGAGGAGAATACTAATAATATGCAAGTATCCCAATTACAATGTAGCATAACCTAAGAGGTAATCCCCGTGATAAAAGCTAAGGTAGTTAAGAAGGGGAGAACTTTTAATAAGATCAGGAAATCTGTCAAAGACATTCACCAAGAGAATGTACAGATAGGTTACTTCGCAGGTCAGGGGCAACACACCTCTGGCCTTTCGTTCCCCGCATTAATGGCTATCCATGAGTTTGGGACTGATGACATCCCTAAGAAACCTGTTTTCCAGATCACAGCCTTCGGAGCTAAGCCCCAAAAATCCTCAAGAGTTAAAAGTGCTATCCGTAATTGGTCAAGTAACTTAGCTGGCAGGGCTGATGCTAAGCTCCTATTAGATACCATCGGTAAGTACTACCAGAAAGAGCTTCAGAGCCTATTTGGGGATACTTCAGCCCTTGCATCTAATAGACCTACCACTATCCGAATTAAAGGTCGTGATGAGCCTCTGGTGGACTCTGGCGAGCTTAGGGACAACCTAGCTTACAGAAACTCTATCGATGAGGAGATTAAGAAGTGAGATTATTAAAAGCTAAGACACTCACCTTTAAGAAGTTCGAAGAGGGCTTCTACGATGAAGATGGTCTTTACGTTGATGGGTTCGAGCATGAGTTTGATGTCGAAGGATCACTTCAACCATTTAGATTAGGAACCAAAAGAGATGTTCTACCTGCGGGTGTTTCATCTACAGACGCTAGAGTGTTCTTCCCTAGGTCCCCTATCTTCACAACAAACCATCTTGAAAACACACAAGCTTACGAGACAACCATTGACGGCTATGTATATGTGACAGTCGAATCGGATCCTTGGACTGAGACCACACTTTCAATCGATCACTATGAGGTTGTTTTAGTTCGCAAAGATAAGAATGAGAATGATGACCAATGATAGATTACGATCAAATTTATAGAACGTTTATTGGTATCGCTCGTGACACTGTTGGGTCAGAGTTAAGTACATCAGGTTCTTACCCTTCCGTTATCCGTTCTAGGCAAACTGGTCCCAAAACAAAGCCCGGACCTAAACCAGATTTCCCGTATATCACTGTGGACATCCTGACAACAGGAAGACCCGGTGGGTATCTAATTGAACAGTCTATGCCTGATGATAATACCATCAGGTATGAGAATGTTAAAGAGATCCTTATTAACTATACCGTATTCGGAGGTAACTCCAAGGCGATAGCAGAGGATCTAGAATTTTTCTTTAGTACAGACGTTATCCTTGAGAGAGTTAGATCTGAGACCTCAGGTCAGGTAAGAGTAACCGATGGCATAATTGAAATTCCACAACTGCTTTCAACCTCATATAGCGAGAGTAGTTCATTCAATCTGACATGTGCAATTACAGATGTTAAAGATATCACCTCTACAGATATCAAAGGTGTTGAATACACTGGTGATGTGTTTAGGAGTGATGAAGACACTAACCCGCTCCCTATGAGTGGAAATAATTAATTAGGAGACATAATGGCTTTAAATCCAGTAGCCACAGTCAACATCAGCCTACAGACAACAGCTGTAAGTAGAGCTGGTTTTGGCACACCGATGTTTATTGCCTCACACAGTGCTTACCTAAGCCGTGTAAGGTCCTATGCAAGTGTGCAGGATGTAGCGGCTGATTTCAGTACGACATCTGACCCGTACCTAGCAGCACTCGCTTTCTTCTCTAACACCCCTTCAGGGCCACTCTTCAAGGTTGGTCGTAGGGATTCAGATGCTATCCTGACACCTGAGAACGTAGCAGAGAATACCGTTTATGAAGTTACTGTAACAGTTAATGATAATGATTCTGTAACCGCTAATTATACAGCACTACTTGCTGACACAGCTGAAGAGATTGCAACTGCACTTAAAGCTGACATTGACGCTGTCACAGAGGTAACAGATCACATCACAGCAACAGTGGTTGGTGTTGGTGCAGCAGCAACTCTGGAGATTTCGGGTAATACCTCTTCAGATGTATTCTCTATCACTGGCCTAGAAAATCTAGCGGATACCTACACAAGCACTGAGACAGGGGCTGATGCTCTTAATGCAATCCTTGAAGAAGATGAAGACTTCTACTTTGTCGCTGCAGAAGAAGATTCAGTATTCCGTGGGGAACTATCTACAGCAGTTGAAGCTATGGACCGCTTGTTCTTCCAAGCCTCTTCAGATACAGCTATCCTTGACGCTCCTGCGAGTAGCACCCCTACCAAGGACCGTACAATCACTCTGTGGCATGAAGATTCAGAAAACTTCCCTGAGGTTCAGTGGATCGGTGTTAATGCTCCGTATGCTCCGGATGAGAATGCTGTAACTTGGGCAGGTAATCAATTAAGCTTGTTCGCTGAGTCTAAAGACACACGTACAGGTAACAAACTAACATCGACCCAGCAAACTAATGTTTTATCTTATGGATACAATATGGTTGCCCTTGTTGGTGGAGTTCCAGTAACTCGCCCGGGTAAAGTTGAAAGTGGAGAGTGGATTGATACCATCCGTGGTCGTGATACAATGACTGCACGTATCGGTGAGAGAATCTCTAGTCTGATTATCAACCAGCAAGGTGGTAAGATCCCTTACACAGCCTCTGGTATCTCTCAGATTGATTCTGCACTATCTGCAGCACTTCAACCATTCGTTGATTCTAACTTCTTAGAGTCTTATGTAACCAACCCACCATTGATCACAGAGATCCCAGCAGCTGATAAACAAGCTCGTGTACTACGTAATGTTCAGTTCACTGCTTTCCTTGCTGGTGCTATCCATGAAGCTGTGTTCAACGGCGTTCTAACAATCTCTGAAGGTTAATAGGAGAAATACATGGCACACGTAACATACTCAAGTAGACAAGTTGTAAGTAACTTCGGTGGCCTTCCTATTGATGGCTACGCAGAGGATAGCTTTATAACTATCACCTACAATTCCGACTTCTCAGCACCTACTGTAGGAGCTGATGGAGAGGTTGCCCTATCTATCAGTCCAGACCAGACTGGTACAGTAGCTTTTGATTTGATGGATACCTCTGCAGGTGCTAAGCGCCTAGCTGGTGTTTATGCTGCACAACGTGCAAGCGACACACCTATCCGCCTACCTCTTGTGATCTCTGATCCATCAGGTGCAACCTTGGTACTATCTAATAACGCCCACCTACAATCGATTGGTGAAGGAACTCTAGGGACCTCTAATAATTCCCGTACCTTCACATTCTTCGTTGAGAATATGGTGTTTACTGCAGTACCTAAAGGTGTTGGTGAAGCTACGGCTGGTATCGTAGATGAAGTTAACAACTTTGTTGAAGCTAATATTTAATTGATGGGGGCATAGCCCCATCTTAAGGAGAGAACATGTCTTTCAATATAAACGATATAAATAAACAAGCGGGTATCGCAACTAAAGAGATTAATGGTGTAACCTATACACTCCATCTCCTACCTGCAACGATTGGTCTAAAAATGTCTTTAGAGATCAGCAAGCTTTTGGCTCCATCTATCGGTGCAAGCTTTGATGGTCTTCGTCACGATGAGTTACTTCATGGAGCACCTAAAACGTTCTCTGATTTAGCTACCCTCCTATCTACACAACTTGACAAGGTTGATGTTGCTGAGTTGATTTCAGCCCTCATCGGAAATGTTGAAGTTGATGGTAAGAAAATTAATTTTGATACTCACTTCCGAGGTAACTATGGAAGTATGATCCAATTAGTTGAGTTTGCCCTTAAGGAGGACTTCGAAAGTTTTTTTACAGAGAGCGGTTTTCAGACCCGTTTAATGAGTCTGATGGAGAGCCTCAAGACCCCAACTCAAGATCCGGAAGAGTCCTCAGACAAATAGAGAAGACTTGTTCACTCACCTCATTAGATTGGTACATCTATACGGTCTACCGAAGTAAAAACAACAAAGAGACTATTCGCTCCCTTAAATATGAAATGACATTGCCAGAGCTTCTTGAATATAAAGAATACATAGATAGTATGGAAGCAATTGATACGGCAACTAATAAGGATCACGAGGAGAAGATGAAAGCTCTTGATAAAGGAAGCAGATAATGGCAATGACTATTAAGGATTTTATCCTACAGCTTGGCTTTGACTCTAGAGAGGTCGATAAGGGACTTTCTAACATAGAAGCTAAAATGGGGCGTATTGGGGCCAAAGCCCAACGCACCCAGCAAGCTAGGATGAAAGCCTCTAAAACTTTCTTTGCTGACCAACTACGTCAGGAAGAGAGGGCAGCCAAAGCTGCAGAAAGAATTCAAATCAGGAGAAACCGGGTAGCAACTTCCTTGGAGATTGCCCGTAGAAAGGCTAGCAGAGGATTAAGCTCTCTTGGAACTCCTGAGTCGAAAGCACAACTTAAGCAATTCCAACAACAATTTAATCAGCTCTCTAAGTCGATAAATAAGGCTTCTACAGCTGGAGACTTCTCTAAGATAACTAATCAGTTGAGATTGGTAAATGATCAACTAACTTCAACTGTACAACAAAGTAATAGAGCGGCTAGAGCATTTAAAGCTCAAACCTTTGCTATGAATGCTGCAAGGGATTCTGCAAGAAATCTAGCGCGCAGTTATCTTTCAGTCTTTGCTGCTATAGGTACAGCCGGAGCAGCTGGGCGTACAGGTATTGGTTTCGAATCTATCCAAGCGTCTTTACTAGCAGCCTCTGGTTCTACTGAACAAGCGGCTAAAGATTTTGAATTTATTAAAGATGTCTCGATCACTCTTGGCAGGGATCTTAGGTCTGGTGCTGAAGGTTAGCAACAATTGGCGGTAGCTGCCAAGGATGCAGGCCTATCGGCTGACACTACAAAAGAGATCTTCCTTGCTGGTGCTGAGGCTTCAACAGCTTTCGGTCTAACAGCTGAAGATACATTCGGTGTATTCAGAGCATTCACACAGATCCTATCTAAAGGTACGGTATCATCGGAAGAACTTAAACAGCAATTAGGTGATAGATTGCCGATCGCTATGTCCACAGCTTCTAAGGCTATGGGTGTTACTGTTCAAGAGCTAACTAAAATGCTTGAGAATGGTGAGGTTGTCTCTAATGAGTTCTTACCTAAGTTTGCTAAACAGCTTCGTATAGCAGCCAGAGAGGGTGGAGCCCTAACAGCTGCATTAGATACCTCAGGTGTTGCACTACGTAGGTTGATATCAACAGTCCAGTTAAACATCTTTGATGCTTTTGAATCAGGACTTGGTGAAGGATTAGCGTCCTTCTTCAATGACCTTAGGGCAACTGTTGATCAGATGGCCCCAACGTTCAGAGGGCTAGGTAGAGTAGCAGGAGCTGCACTTACAGGATTAGGTATTGCTATTCGAGCACTTGCTCAGTTACTAAGACCTTTTGGTATTCTACTTGATACGATCACCTCCTCAATGGAAGAGGTTTCCAAACAAGGTGAGGAAGGAACCAAAAACCTAAGCTTACTGGGAAGGATGACGAGAACCTTGATAGGTCTCTTCAAGATCTTAGCGGGTGTGGTGGTGTTACCTTTCGGTCTCCTAGAGAGAGGGTTAAACAAACTCTCGGGGATGGAAGATGGCCCTCTTAAAGGTCTATTGGCAATAGGTACATCTATTGGGACTTTGTTTGCGGGTAAGACCCTTCTAGGTTTATTCACAAGTGGTGGTACAAAAGCAGGATCAGCTTTTGGTAAGTTCTTCTTAAAGGCTTTCCTACTTGCATTCTCATTTAATATTGGTAGAGCAATCGGAGATGTTATCAATAAGTCTCTTCAAGAGAACTTCCCTAACTTTATGCGAGGGTTAAGTGACTTCATAGGAAGTGTTGTAGATAATATCAGAGCCCTGTTTGGTAATGAGGAAGCTGCAGCTAGGTTGAGAATAACTGGAGCCCAAGCCGCTAGAGAGGCCATGTCTAGACAGAGATCAAGGAAGAGCAGACGTACAGGCACAATAGGTCAAGTTAATATCGAAGTGAATGCTAATGGATTGGATGAGGAGGCAGCTACCCGTGTGGTAGAGACCGCTATCCAAAATAAACGAATCCCTTCAATGGAGGCTGTACAGTAATGGCTACATTCATCACTGACTCAGTAACAGGCTTTATCTTCCAACTTGATGCTACGACCAGTGTTCAGTACACATCCTCAAGCACACTTACTAATAACCCAATAGAAAGTGGAAGATCGACTACTGACCATGTTATCCAGAATCAAGATACGGTTACTCTATCAGGTATCCTTACAAGGGTGAAAGCTAAAGGCTCTAACTCCGAGTTTGTAACCGCACCTGAGAACTACATAGCTAATCTCCAAGATATTAAGGACAATGCAACACCTGTTACGATCACAACGTTCCAAGCTCCAACCTTCGGAGGTTTTGGGGAACCTAAGAACTTGATCACTCCTCTGCAGAACTGTATCGTAACATCTCTACAGATAAATAAGAGAGCGGGAGCAGGTAGTGGGGATCTATTCGTAGATCTCTCAGCTACTAAGGTTGAGTTTGCTGACCAAGCACAAGTCACTGCACAACCTACTGCATCCCCTAACTTTCAGAATGACGCTAGTAATCTTCAAAATGGTGCAGGGACAACCCAAGAGCTTAAGCAAGAGGACTTGCTTGAATGGAGTCAACGTCAAATATCAGAAGGCGCAAGCCTTATAGGAGGATAGTATGGCGGTAAGTATATTTATTCCCAACACCCCATGGAGTCGGCAGACAGTATCTCTCTCCGGTAGAAACTATATCTTCGAGGTTTCATATAATGAAAGGTCCAAGCGTTGGTATATTGATATTAGTCTTTCTGGTAGCGATGTCATTAATAGCGTCAAAGTTATGGAGAATTATGATCTGACAGGTAGGTATTGCTTACAGGACTTTCCCGATGGGGAACTCTTCTGCGCTAGGTTAAGAGAGACCTCTGACCCAGTGGGGAGAGATAACTTTGGAATTGGGAAAGATTATGAACTCCTCTACTTAACACTAGAAGAGATTGAACAACTAGGACTTTAAAAATGGCTAATGCTTTCATTAATAAATATGAATTGGTAATTGGTAGTCCGGCTAACCTTTTGAAGTCTACACAGAACACAGATACTGCTCCCCCTGCTCCGAGTTCTTTAACTCAGAATGATAGCTCAGATGTTGTTGTTGGGGGAGGATCTGATTCAGGTTATTCAGATTACTCAACAGTCCCTGCAGGGGCTATCACCTTGACTGATCTTCAGATCGCGGCATCGATAGACTATAATATCGCACCAGCTGGTAAGAACTCTCAACCAGCTGTCATCAAGATCTTTAACCTTAGTGACACAAATATTAACTTCATCACAGCTGAATCCTCAGTTATTCTTAGAGCTGGGTATCAAAAAGATGAGCCCTCCCTGCTATCTATACAGGGCAAGTCGTTAAGGTCTACACAGAAAGGATTGGCCCTGACTACGTAACCACTATGGTGTGTAGTGATGGAGCCAATATCTTAAAGAATGCTAAGTACTTTAAGACCTACCCTAAGAACACAACCTATGAGAATATCCTCTCAGATTTAATTTCCCAATTTGTTTCAAAAGGTCTTGTTCAGGGTGACTTCACCAAGAACGAGAGAACATCAAAGGCAATAACAAGAGCACTCATCAGAGAAGGGTCACTATCCGCCTCACTATCTGCAGTATGTAATGAGATAGATTACGGGTGGTATATAACATTGGGGAAACTAAACGTTCACCCCAAGGAACAAAATGGATTAATCGAGTCCGTGGATATTATCGAAACCAATGTGAAAGGTGTTATTAGCCAGAATTATGATAAGAGTTCAACCTCTACATTCTCTAAGGCATCTAAACCACAAGGTATTAAACTCACAACATTCCTGAACGGTAACATCACAACCAATACAACTCTTAAGGTTAAGTTTGGAAGCTACCAAGGTGACTACAAGATTCAATCAGTTTCCCATAAGTTGAACTTCAGAGGTGATGCTTGGGATACAGAGATTGAGTGTCAGAGGATACCATAATGAAATTAAGTTTTGAAGATGTTATCAAGGCCACATTTGCTAACCTGATGACTAACCTTTACACAGCTATGCCAGCTAAGGTTGAGAAAGTTGGTAAGGTTGGAACCCAAGTAGTTATTGATGCTAAACCTTTAGTTAACCGAGTAGAGAGTGATGGGTCTGCCTATGAGACTCCCATCCTTCCAGAGGTCCCTGTGATCTTCCCAGCTGGTGGAGGAGCTATGGTTAGCTTCCCATTAGCCCCGGGCGATACAGTCCTCCTAGTCTTCTCTATGAGGAGCATAGAGGAGTTCTTAGCCTCGGATGGTATGAATGCTCAGACCCCCTTTAGTCGTAGAAAGCACAGCATCTCAGACGCTGTAGCCCTGCCCGGGTTATTCACTTCGGTCAACTCTCCGGAGGTTGACACTGAGAACTTATCTCTAAGGAATGGTATTGGTGAGACTGAATCAGAAATCAAGATCCAAAAGGACGGTAAGATTGTGATCAATGCAGCATCCGCTGTTGAGATAGGGGAAGGTGCAGCTGAGGCGTTAGTCCTCGGGGATGCTTTTAAGACATACTTTGATGGGCATACTCACCCAACGGGTGTAGGGCCTTCAGGGCCTCCTATAAGCCCGATGCCCCCAACAACCTTATCAACCTATTCAAAGACTAATTAGGAGGCTTAGATGGCTCTAGGGACAGCCTTAGAGGCAGACATTAAGACTGCCATAGCTAATAGTGAGGATGCCTCTACATCGGCAAACCTTATAGCTACAGCTATTAATAATTACCTCCAACCAGCTGAATATGGAGATGGTGCAGTTGTATACACCTCCTCCGTATCAGGGTCCAGCTTTGAACTCCCTACCTCAGGAAGTGCCTCAGCAGCTGCAGCTCAGTGGGGTACAGCTATAATGGGTTACTACGGAGCTGGGGGAATTGCCACAGGGAGCCCGGGGGATCCAACAACCCTAGATGAGGTAGTTCCACCGATCACTATTACAGCTTCAACCGTTGGGCCAGCCCTGACAACATCACTGACAGCAGTATTTAATAATGTAGGTGGTGATATCGATAGCAAGGCATCTGATATAGCTTCAGCTATTGAGACAGCTATCTCAGGTATTGTTGTTAGTTGGTCAGAATTTGCCCCCGGCCCTCCACCTGTTACTACACCCTTTGTAGGAGGAATAGCATGACAGATATCGCTTTAGACGATTCAGGTGATCTAATCATCGAGAATGGTCAGATCCCCTTACTGGGGACAGTTCAAGAGTCTACTAGACAGAAATTACAAATATCTTTGAGCACCATCTCAGGAGAGTGGTTCAGAGATATTAACTTCGGGGTTCCTAGAGAATTACTTTTCAGCAAGGGAACACAAGGGATGCTAGATGCAGCTGTGGTTGAGATCATAGCCGGGACAGATGGTATCCGAACAATAACAGAATTCGAATCCTCGCTTAACGCTGGGACTAGGGTTTATACCATAAGCTTTTCTGCTATTACAGATAGTGGCGAAGTTATTACTCTAGAAGGTTTGGAGGTTACTTAATGGCCATCACTGAAGAAGGCTTAACCATAAGACGTTTTCCTGAAGTTGAAGCAGATATTCAGGATAGCTTAATAACTAATTTGAACACATCTCTTGTGTTTGATAATGATACACTCTTAGGTCAGCTCGTTGCCATTATTGGTGCAGAGATAGCTGATGAGGAAGCTCTACTACAAGCTATCTATGATAGTTTTGATATAGCAAAAGCTGAGGGGGAATCCCTCGACAGGTTGGTAGCCCTTATTGGTCTTACTCGCTTGGATGCAGCTAGAACATCAGGGGACCAATACTTCACGGGTGCTGATGGAACAGTGATTCCTCAAGGCACTCTGATTGCAAATCCCTCATCTCTCGATCAGTTCGAGACAGCTTTCTCATTATCATTAGCTCCTGCATCGTGTAAAGAGGTTACTTACTCAGTATCATCCGTACTTAATAATACGTTGTACACGATTGAGATTAATGGTAACGACTTTAGCTACACATCTGATGGTGATGCAACAGTTGCTGAGATTGTTAATGGCTTAGTAGCCCAGATAAACTTACCCTCAGGTAGAACATGGGAAGCTGAGAATGTCAGTGATGAACTCCGAGTATTTACACTTGACCAAAGTAATATCTCTGTTTCAGCTATT